ACGATCCCCGCGAATGCGGCGATCAGCGGCGAGGCGTTCAATGGCTTCGTCAAGGACGGGGCGTTCATCGTCAAGGCGCCCGTGGTGATGGATGGGTTGGGCGGCATCTAACATCGGTTGCAGGAAATCAATTTGTCTGCTGTACAATCAGGCATCTTTTAACCCAAAGGTGTGCGAGATGCCTCCGAAAGTAACTCCAAAACAGCGCGCACAGGAAGTGCTGACGGCTGAAAAGAAACGCCGTGTTCTCGAACTTCGCCGGGACGGCAAAACCCAGCAAGCGATTGCCAACGAACTTGGCATTTCCCAAGTGTATGCTGGCAAACTGCTTCGCGCTGCACTTGCGGATGTCATTCAGGAACCGGGTGAGGATGTCATCAAGATTGAACTTGCCCGCCTCGACTGGTATCACGAAGAAGCGGCAAAAATTCTCAAAGGTTATCACTATCTGGTCAATTCCGGAACAGTTGTAGTGCATGTTGTCACTGATCCCGATACAGGTGAGGAGCGTTCCGTCATCCTGGAAGACGTTGCGCCGAAACTAAAAGCCATTGACGTTCTGACCAAACTGGCTGAACGTCGCAGCAAATTACTCGGTATTGATCGCCCGGTCAAGGAAAAGGACAACACCACTCCCGAGGAATTCGCGTCCAAGATTGTGGCCGCAGTCAGGGCTATCGACAATATGACGATCAACGGCGCAGAATCGTGACCTACACTTACCCGTTTATGCCGCCGCGTTGGACGCAACTTCGCGCTCATCCGACCCAGCAATTATTCTTCAACTCACCGCATCGGTTCAACATTGTTCCAGCAGGGCGACGGTCAGGAAAGACAGAACTTGCCAAGCGCAAGCTGGTCAAGCGCGCTTTGAAGGGTACGAACTTCGCCGATCCGCGTTTCTTCGCCGCGGCACCGACTTATCAACAAGCCAAGCGCATCTATTGGAACGACCTCAAGCGATTGGTGCCCAAGTGGGCGATGGCAGGCGCACCTAGCGAATCGGAATTAGTCATTCGCTTGATTACCGGTGCGGAAATTTACGTCATTGGAATGGACAAACCCGAGCGAATCGAAGGTCAGCCATGGGACGGCGGCATTCTGGACGAGAAAGCCAACATGAAACCGGAAGCATGGGGTGCAAACGTCCGTCCAGCGTTGTCCGACCGCAAGGGTTGGTGCGACTTGATTGGCGTTCCAGAAGGACGCAATGATTACTATGACATGGCGTTGATGGCGCAAGCGGAAATGGCTGCGCTGGGTGATCGCTCCACATGGGGATACTACCATTGGATTTCAGCCGACATTCTGGATGCTGCGGAAATCGAGTCGGCGCGCAAGGATTTGGATGAGTTGACCTTCAAGCAGGAATACGAAGGCAGTTTTATTAACTTTGAAGGTCGCGCCTACTACACTTTCGATTCCACGTTCCACGCTTCACCGTTGAAATATGATCCAAAAATGCCGTTGATCTTTTGCTTCGACTTCAACGTGGAACCTGGTGTCGCCGCGATCTGTCAGGAGCAAATGTTGCCGTCCGATGAATTTGGCACCGGTGTGATTGGCGAAGTGTATATCGAGCGCAACAGCAACACGCCGGCAGTCTGCCGCAAGCTGATTCAGGACTGGGGTCAGCATCAAGGGCGAGTGATTTGCTACGGCGATGCTACTGGCGGGTCACGCGGATCAGCAAAGGTGGCAGGCAGTGATTGGGATCTAATTAAGGCAACATTGAATCCACATTTTGGCGGTAACATAAGCTACCGGGTGGATGCTTCAAACCCGAGCGAGCGCAGCCGAGTCAATGCGGTCAATTCGCGGTTAATGAGCGCACACGGCGAAATCAGGATGATAGTCGATGGTCAGCGCGCTCCGCATGTTGTGAAGGATTTAGACGGCGTTAGGCTTCTCAAAGGCGGGTCCGGCGAGATTGACAAAAAGGCAACACCTGCACTGACTCACATTTCGGACGCACTTGGTTATTACATTGCCAAGGAATTCCCGGTGCAGGCTAATCGAATTCAGACAGTTCAATTTGGCGGATTTTAGTCATGAGCGTACAAACAAAGCATCCGGAATACTCCAAACTCATTGCGAAGTGGAAGCGTTGCCGCGATGTCGCCAAGGGTCAGGACGCGGTACATGCTGCTGGCGTTGAGTATTTGCCTGCGCTCAAGAATCAGGAAGACGAGGAATACCAATCATACAAACGCCGGGCTACATTCTTCAACGCCACATGGCGAACCATTTCCGGGTTGTCCGGCATGCTGTTTCGCAAGTCGCCGAAACTCGCCATTGCCGATTCGGTGTTGCCGTTGCTTGATACAGTCACGCAGGACGGTCAATCCCTGACCGTTTTTGCCATGGAGGTGGTCGAAGAATGCTTGAAAGTCGGGCGAGTCGGCATCCTCGTTGATTATCCTGTGGTCAATGCTGCCGGTATGACGATGGCTGACGCCCAATTGCTCAACCTGCGCCCGACTATGGCTAAGTATGAGGCCGAAAGCATTATCAACTGGCGCACCGAAGTCAGAAACAATCGCCGCGTTTTGACTATGGTCGTGCTTTGTGAGGAGCGCGAAGAAAAAGTCGATGAATTCGAGACAAAGGAAGAAGAACGCTACCGGGTGCTCGATTTGATTGAAGGAAAATACCGGGTTCGTTTGTTCAAGGTAGATAAGACGACGCAGCAGGATATTCAAATCGGCGACGATATGTTCCCGCTTATGAACAATGCTCCGTTGTCTTACATCCCGTTCTATTTTTTGAGCAGTGACGATACCGAAGTTTGCCCGGACGATCCCCCGTTGATTGACTTGGTGGATTTGAACCTGGCCCATTATCGGGTGACTGCTGATTACGAGCACGGTTGTCACTTTACTGCGCTGCCGACTGGTTGGATTGCAGGTCATACAATGGAAGAAGGACAGCAACTTTATGTTGGCTCACAAACTTTCCTGATTCTGCCCAGCGCAGACGCCAAGGTCGGTTTCCTGGAATTCAGCGGTGCAGGATTGAGCGCGCTCAAAACAAACCTTGACCACAAAGAAGCACAAATGGCGGTGCTCGGTGCGCGAATGCTCGAACCGCAGAAGAAAGCAGTTGAGACAGCCGAAGTCGCTGCGGTTCATCGTTCCGGTGACTATTCCGTGCTTGCAGCAATGGCGCAATCCATTTCCATCGGCATGACTCAAGCATTGAAAACCTTTTCCATGTGGGCAGGCGGTGGTGAAGATGTAACATTCGAGTTGAACCGCGATTTCCTTCCCATGCAGATGACCTCCCAACAGTTGTCCGCGCTGGTGTTGGCATGGCAACAGGGCGGTATCAGCAAGCAAACGCTGTTCGACAACTTGAAGGCGGGTGAAATCATTGCGGCCGACAAGGATTTCGAGACCGAAGAAACGCAAATCACCAATCAGTTGAGGTAACAACTGTGCCATTGACACCAGCACAACAACAAATCGCCGACGACTTGTTGTCTCATAACCTTGATTTGTTCCGCTTGGATGCAGCTATGAGGAATGATGCGTTGCGCCTGCTCAAGGAAATGCAAAAGGAATTGACCGACAAACTCAATTCCGGAACCCTGACCGAGTACAGCAAGGCAGCAACTGATTACTTACTTGCTTCGATTGACGGGATTGTTAAAAACTATTTCGACCGGGTCCAGAATCAAATAAACGAGGCGTTACAGGCGATTCCGGCATTGCAGAATGAAGTTGTACGGGACGCCATTGCTAGCGTCGGTATGGGCGCAGCACTCGCGCCTCCGACGCATTTTGCCATGGCAATGACCGATGTTTTGATACAAGGCGCGCCATCTGCTGAGTGGTGGGACGGTCAGGCCCAGCAAACGACGTTCAAGTTTAGCAACATTGTGCGGCAGGGAATTGTGCAGGGAAAAACCAATCAGGAAATTATTGCCGAAGTGACGGGCAAGCGCGGATATCCCGGAATCATGACCGCAACCGAAGCAAACGCCGCAGCATTGGTGCAGACATCGGTACAAACTGTGGCCAACGCTGCCCGCCTTGAATCATTCAAACGGAACGCAGATTTGGTTAAGGGATTGCATCAGTTGAGCACACTTGACAGTCACACTACAGACATTTGCATGGCGTATTCCGGCGGCGAATGGGATTTGGAAGGCAAACCGATCAACGGAACAAAATTGCCTTTCAACGGCGGACCGCCGCGGCATTGGAATTGCCGTTCTGTGCTCGTGCCGATCACCAAGACATTCAAGGAACTTGGCATTGACTCCCCTGAACCGAAGCCAGCGACTCGTGCCAGCATGGATGGCCAGGTGCCTGTCAATATCACGTTTGATGCTTTTCTGAAACGCAAGGGTCAAGCGTTTCAAGACGATATGCTCGGCAAGGGACGTGCCGATCTATGGCGGCAAGGAAAAATCACGTTGGCGCAATTGTTGGATCAACGTGGTAATCCATTGTCATTGGAGCAACTGCAAAGCAAGTACGCAAAATAATCCAAACCTTTGCACCGACTATTTAGATCCCGTTGCTTGTCATCTAAATTCCGCTTGCTGCATAATTGGGTTTCCATAAGGTCATTTTGCGCGATGCTAAGTGACTTGAAATTTACAAAAGGCCAGGTGCCTTTCAATCATTCCGGGAAGGAATCAAAATGAAAACTCGTTCCATGTTTCAAATGCTGCACGATATGCTGTTCTCTTATATGGCTAGCGTTGGCTTGGTGCTGACCGCGTTGCCGTTGTCTGTTGAGAAACTGGACGACGTTCCGGAAGCTCAACGCTCGCTCTATGTCGAAAAGGACGGCAAGCACGTTCTGGACGTAACCGGGCTGGAGGACACTGGCGGTTTGAAGTCAGCATTGCAAAAGGAACGGGACGCGGCAAAAGCGAACGCCAAAGCCCTCAAGGAAATGCAGGACAAGTTCAACGGCATTGATCCCGACAAGGTCCGCGAAATGATGGGCAAGTTGGATCAGGACGGTGAAGCTGCTTTGATCGCTGCTGGCAAGATTGACGAAGTGGTTGCCAAGCGCAGCGAAAAACTGCGCCTCGAACTGCAAAAGCAGGTCGATGCGGCACATGGTGAAGCGAAAGCTGCTTCCGAGCGCGCCAGCAAATTTTCACAGCGCGTTCTTGATAACCACATTCGCGCCGCAGCGATCAAAGCGGGGCTGCACCAGCATGCAGTCGAAGATGCGCTATTCCGTGCTCGCGGCATGTTCTCGCTGAATGACGATGGCGACGCCATCCAACTCGGCGCAGATGGAACCGTCATTCTCGGCAAGGATGGCAAAACCGCTTTCACGCCGTTGGAATGGTTGGAAGGCATGAAAGAAACCGCGCCTCACTGGTTCCCGGCGGGAAGCAGCGGTGGCGGCAGTAGTGGCAGCGGTGGTGGTACGGGAGGTGCCAAAACCATGAGTCGTGCGGCGTTCAATGCGCTGCCGGCAGCAGAAAAGGCAGCGATTGCCAAGACTCACAAAATCACGGATTAAACATCTCCATAACCTCGAAAGGAATCACCATGAAAAAGATTTACCAAACCGCCGTTCTGTATCTGGCAGCGTTCGCCTACATTCTGGAAGCGCACCTGTTCCGCTACTTCGTCCGCACCGGTCAAATCCTCGGCGTAAACACCATCACCGCACTGATCCCGACGCTTTACGAGGCGCTGGATATCGTTTCCCGCGAGATGGTTGGTTTCGTTCCCGCAGTTACCCGCGACTCCAATGCCGAACGTGCCGCAGTTAATCAATCCATTGACATCTCGGTGGTTCCCGGTGTCGCTGCATCGACCGCTATCACGCCCGGTGCAACGTCGCCCGACAGCGGTTATCAGACGATTGCGACAACGTCCATGACCATTTCCAAGGCGCAAATGGTGCCGGTTGCCTGGACGGGCGAAGAGCAGCGCGCAGTCGGTACGTCCGGCACCTATCCCTCGGTGCAGTCGCAGCGTTTCGCCCAAGCCATGCGGACGCTGGTCAATGAAGTCGAAGCCGATCTGGCGGCGCTGCATGTCCATGCTTCCCGCGCATACGGCACCTACAACGTCACCCCGTTCGGAACTGCCGGCGACCTGTCCGACAACGCCCAGATGCTCAAGTTGCTGGAAGACAACGGCGCACCGACCGGCGATCTGCATGCCGTGCTCGGTTCGTCCGCCATCGCCAACATCCGCGGCAAGCAGTCGGTTCTGTTCAAGGTGAATGAAGCCGGTACGGATCAGCTGCTGCGCCGCGGCATCATTGGCGACTTGCAGGGTGCCATGGTTCATAACTCGGCACAGGTCAAGCGCCCGGCAGCAGGCTCGATGGCAAACGCAACGACCAACAACGCTGGTTACGCGGTCGGTGCCAAAACCATCACTCTGGCGACTGCGGGTACGGGTACGGTCAACGGCGGGGACATTATCACCTTCGCCGGTGACACCAACAAGTATGTAGTCGAGTCGGCCACCTTCGCCGGAGCGAACCCGGCCGCAGGTGACACCATCACCATCGCTGAACCGGGCTTGCTTGTTGCCATCGCTGCCGCTGCCACCAATATCACGGTGGTCGGTCAAACGAGTCGCAACATGTATTTCCCGCGCTCGGCGATTGCACTGGTGACCCGCGCTCCGACCATGCCGCTGGAAGGCGATGCGGCAAGCGATGTCATGGAAATTGTCGATCCGGTTTCCGGGTTGGCGTTTCAGATTGCCATGTACAAACAGTACCGCCAGATTCACTTCGAGGTAGGTTTGGCATGGGGTGTCAAGATGATTGCACCGCGGCATGTCGGTCTGTTGATCGGCTAAAAGCCGAAAACCTGAACGGGGGAGCAATCCCCCGTTTTCCATTTAACCATCAAAAGGGGAACAATATGCAATGTCCGACAGTCAAAATCAAAGCCGACAACGACGATGGTTTTTCAATCCTGAATGAAAGCGACTTTGACGAATCCAAGCATGAACTGTTTGCCGGCGACGAAGGCGACAGCAAGCCCGGCGACGGAAACGGCGGCAAGAAGGGCAAAAACAAGGGCAAGGGCGATTCCAAACCCGCAGGTGAAGGCGAGGGCGAAGGCGGCGACGGAAACGGCGGCACGACCCCTTGGAAGTGATTTAATTGCAGGGCAAATGCCCTGCAAGTTCATTTATGCGTTTGCTAGCGAATTTATAAATGAACTTTCAACAGTAGAGGTTGATGATGTCGCTAACGTACCAGTTTATCAATCCGCTGATTCAGTTCGGAACCAAGCAATTCGACTTTCTCATTCTCAACGGGGATGAGTGCGTTTTCAGAACACAGAAAACATTTTCCGAAAATGTCACCGATGCAGAGTTGGCTGAGTATGCCAATGAGCGAATCGCCATCTTGGTCAAACTGAGTCATTTACCATTCGCATTGTGACTGCTACCGGGCGGCAGGACGACCGCACTTTTTACTTGAAGATTGTGGAGCGTTGAAATGAGCCTGATTGTCGAAAACGGAACCGGCATGGCAAACGCCGAAAGCTATTCAAGCGTCGCCGAAGCGGACACTTATTTCGCCAATCGTGGGAATGAAACATGGACGGATTTGGACAGCGTGCAAAAGGAAATCGCCTTGCGAAAGGCGACCGATTACATGCTCCAAAATTATCGCCTGTCCTGGAAGGGAGCGCGGGTCAATTCAATTCAAGCACTTGATTGGCCGCGATACTCGGTTTTTACCGATGAACTCGTTCCGGGAATGCAGGCCTCTCGAATTCAGGTTCCTTCCAATATCGTGCCGAAGGAAGTCAAAATCGCTTGCTTTGAACTGGCATTGAAAACTTTGACCGGGGATGACCTTGCGCCGGATCAGGAGCGCAGTGTCATTTCCGAAACCATTGGCCCAATTTCAACCACATATGATAAGGATTCGCCGCAACAAGTCAAATACCGCGCCATCGACCTGACCCTGCGGCCGTTTTTGACAGGCGGCAACTTATCGGTAAAAGTTTGTAGAACATGAGCGATTTTATTTCAATTAGAGGTGGCAACGAGCAAGACAAATTGCGCGAGTCTGTGCGCCAATTGGAACGCGACTTGCCCGTCTTGTTGGAAATGCAAAAACTGAGCGCGCAGATGACCCGCGCAAAATTTGAGTCATTGGTCGCCGAAGGTTTCACCGAAACGCAAGCATTGGAATTGTGCAAATGAGCTACGCAACAAACGCCGCCAGCGCAACCAAACTGATTGCCAAAAAAGGGCAGGTGATTTGTCACACTCGAAACACGGAAGGCGCTTACGATCCGGCGACCAGCGGGGTCACTTCAGCATCGACAACCAAAAGTCGATCCGGGGTCGTTCTCGATTTCAATCCTGGTGAAACAAATGTCCGCGGTACGCTTATCAAAACAGGCGACAAGCGATTGCTTTTGGCACCGCTGCCGGATGTCAGCATGCAAGATACTTTCACGATTCAGGGCGTTTTGTACAGCGTGGTTAGCATCGGTGAAGTGAATCCCGCAGGCACACGAATTCTTTACGATCTGCACATAACGACATGAGTTTTGCACTCGACCTGTCGAAGTTTGCCGCCAAGGCCAAAGACAACATGGACGCCGTTGTCCGGAAAACTGTTCTTGATATTGGTGCGCGAATCGTTGAGAAATCGCCAGTCGGTGACGCTACCCTGTGGTCATCGCCTCCGCCTCCCGGGTACGTCGGCGGTCGCTTTCGTGCCAATTGGCAGTATGCTTTTGCAAGCGTTCCGGTTGGTGATTTGCCCGACATTGACCCAACTGGCGCAATGTCAATTAGTCGGATTTCAACCGGGCTAAATTCCGCACCTGGCGCAGGCATTCATTATCTTTGCAATAACCTTCCGTATGCTAAACGGCTTGAGGATGGTTGGTCAAGTCAAGCGCCTGCGGGAATGGTTGGTTTGACGGTTTTAGAATTTCAAGCTGTTGTTAAAAAGGCGGCGGGCAAATGAGTCAGGTTAAAATCCGCATAGCATTGGAAAAGGCATTGGATGCAATAACTCCAAAGCTGCCGACTGCTTTTGACAATGTGACTTTCTCACCGCCTGCGGCAACTTCGCCGTTTCAACAGGCGACTGTTCTTTTCGCCGAACCGGACAATCCGTCTTTTGGCGATTCGTTTCACCGGGAAAAGGGAATTTTCCAAATCACCTTGCTTTATCCTTTGAAAAAGGGAACCGCGGATGCGACTGCTCGGGCTGAGCTGCTTCGCAGCATCTTCAAAAGAGGCACCACGCTTGTAGAAGCGGGCGTCTATGTTACAATCGAAAGAACGCCAGAAATCAGTTCTGGCAAGCCCGACGGAGAGCGGTGGGCGGTGCCTGTCAAGATCAGGTTCTTTTCAAACATCAACCCTTAAAGAGGTATCATCATGACTGCAATCGCCACCGGTGTTTTCAAACAACTCATTGCCAAGAAGCAAAGCGGTCTTGGCGTCAAGGCAACCACAGGCTCGGCACAGCTTTATCGCCGCGTCAGCTCGTCGCTCGATCTGAAAAAAGCGACCTACAAGTCCAATGAAATTCGTCCGAGTCAGCAGCGTTCCGACTTCCGCCATGGCGTGCGGTCGGTCGATGGCACGATTGCTGGCGAACTGTCGGTCGGCACCTACCAACAGTTTCAGGAAGCGGTTTTGCGTGCCGCTGCTACCGCAGTCAGCGCATATGCCGCCGGTGTTGATGTCACTGCTTCTGCATCTGCGCCGCAGTTCAATGATGCCAGCGGCGGTTTCCTTACCGCAGGCCTTCGCATCGGCATGATTGGTCGCTGGACCGGCTTCGCCGGCGGTGGCGCAGCCAACAACGACAAGAATTTTCTTATCACCGGTTTGACTGCATCGGGCATGACTGGCGTGTTCCTGGACGGCAGTGCGGTCGTTGCTGATGCCGCAGGTGACAGCGTGACATTCACACCGGTTGGCAAGTACATTGCCATTCCGACTTCCGGGCATACCCGCGATTACTTCACCATCGAGCACAATTTTGCCGACATCACCCAATCCGAGCAGTTCAAGGATTGTGTTATTTCCGGTATGAATGTGAAGTTGCCGGCAACCGGGATGGCGACGGTCGATTTCCCGGTCATGGGTCTCGATATGGATGTCAGCACCTCCGGGTACTTCGTTTCGCCGACTGCCGCAAGCACCGGTGGCATTCTCGCTTCGGTCAATGGTGCGGTATATATCGCCGGGGTTGCGGTCGGCCTGATTACCGCGCTGGATTTCAGCGTCAAGGGCAACAATACGGCACCTGGCGGTGTGGTCGGCTCGAATGTCGATCCCGACATTTTCCCGGGCGTGATTGATGTCACCGGCAACATGACTGTCCTGTTTGCCGATGCCACCATGCGCGACTATTTTCTGAATGAAACTGAAGTGGCAGTCATTGCCGCATTCACGACCGACGAAACTGGCACAGCCGGTTTCCAATCGCACGTCTTCCCCCGCGTCAAGCTCGGCGGCGCATCCAAGGATGACGGCGAAACCGGTTTGAAGATGACCGTTCCCTTCACCGCTATCGAGAACGTGTCCCCGGCGACCGGCACAATTGCCACAACGTACTGGATGCAGGACTCGAACTTCGTCTGATACCTGTTTCAAAAACCAGCCGGGGAGCAATCCCCGGCAAAACTAAAACCAAAACCGCAAAGGGGAATATTATGGATCTCGGAACACTCGATACAGTCGGTGCTTGTAATGGAGGCGCAGAAATCGAACTGCTGCACCCGGTCACGCAAAAACCGCTCGGCGTTTTCATCACCGTTCTCGGCAAGGATTCCGACGTTTTCCGCGAGCACTTGCGCGAAACGATTGACGACGACATCCGCCGCGCAGCAATGGCGAAGAAACGCGGCAAACAGGAAGAAATCATGACGGTCGCCAAAAGCGACGAGCGTGGTTTGGAATTGTTGGTGCTTTGCACTCAATCCTGGCGCACCGGCGACGAAGCGGTTATTTCCTTCAAGGGTGAGAATCTTACCTGCACTGTGGCCAACGTCAAGAAACTTTACGAAGGTTTGCCATGGATTCGCAAACAGGTTGATGAGGCAATTGGCGATCTGGAAAATTTTTTGAAGGCCTGATTACCGAATGGTCGCTTTTTGCGACTTCGGAATTCAGGTTAAACAAGAAACAAAAGGACGGCGCAACACTTCGAGAGCATTATCAACAAGCAATAATTGCTCCAGATGAATTGAAGTTTGCGCCGTCAATGCCGATGGTTGGACGGCATGTTTGGGAGTGGTTTGTAATACTTCACACCGCAAGAGGAAGCAACGGGTTTGGACCGAACCCTATTAGCTTTGAAGAAATAAAAAGTTGGGCAGAATTGAATCGAATACGCCTTAGACCATGGGAAGTGGAAACTATTCGGCGCATTGATGCAGCTTATATTAAGGTGAGCGAGCAAAATGGCGACTGATATTGAAACCCTAGTTCTGGCAGTAGATGCTTCCCAAGTCAAACAAGGCCAGGTTGCGCTTGATAAACTTGTCGAATCTGGAAAGAACACAGAAGACACCGCCAAGAAAGTCAAAAAGGCGACGGACGATCTCGCTGTCTCGATGCAGCGACACAACGCCGAAATTGGCAAAGCGCAAAACGCCACCCAGTCGTTTTTGAATCAATTGGAACGACAGATTGCCATTCACGGTAAATCGGCAACTGAAATTCTGCGCTACGATGCCTCCCTCCTCGGGATGACTAAAACCCAGCGCGAGTATGCAGACACTTTGCTCAAAACGATTTCCGCGCAAGAGAAATCCGCGCAGATGTCGGATGTGTGGTCATCGGCAATCACCAAAGCGTCTGATTCGCAAAAACAAGCGACAACTTCAACCTCACTGTTGGCAACCGCGGTCAAAGGGTTGGTTGCTGTTTATGGAAGTTTGCAACTTGCAAGCCAGGTCAGGGAATCGGCCTTGCTTCATGCCCGGTACGAAACGCTTGGCGTTTCAATGACGGTTATTGGCAAAAATGCAGGTTACACCGCGGAGCAAATGGAAGCGGCAGCACGAAGCCTGCAAAAAACAGGTATCAGCATGCTTGAATCGCGCTCTGCTGCGATGAAATTGGTTCAGGCGCATATTGACCTTGCTGACTCGTCAAAACTGGCGCGAATCGCTCAAGACGCCGCCGTAATCGGGAACATGAATTCGTCCGAAGCGTTCGGCGCATTGGTGCATGGCATTCAATCAGCGCAAGTCGAAATACTGCGAAATATCGGCATAAACGTCAGCTTTGAAGAAGGCTATAAAAAGACGGCAGAAGCCTTGCACAAAACAACCAACGAATTGACCGAAAATGAAAAGGTTCAATCGCGGTTGAATCAGGTCATGGAAAAAGGCAAAGACATCGCCGGCGTGTATGAAGCGTCCATGGATACGGCCGGAAAGCAGCTCAATTCCATGAAGCGTTATACCGAAGATTTGTCCATTATGTTCGGACAACTTTTCAACGAGACATTGACCATTGCGGTAATGGGCTTGACTGGGCATTTGAAGGATGCCAACCAAGAAGCACGAAACATGGCTGCTAACAACGAGCTTAAAGTTTGGATGCAGGATGTCACCAATTTCGCAGTGGCGCTGGCTGATAATGTCAATAACGCCTACCTGGCCTTGAAGTTGCTTGGCACAACCGGAGCAATGGTTGTTGCAATGGGTAACACCACGCCGTTTGGTGCAGGCCCAGAACAGCGCAAAGCAATAATGGCGGCGTATGAAGCAGACGTAAGAGCAATCGAAGATGCAGAAGATCGGTATTCCAAGGCATTGAATGCTCGGCGCGGAGCTCAAGCTGAAAAGGAAAAGATCGAGTTGGCTGAAAAATCAAAGCGCAATGAACAATTCCAAAAGATAACCGCTTATTACACCGAGAAATACAAAGCCGGGACGATGAGCGAGATTACCTACCTCAAAAACTTGGCCGAGGTAACAAAAGCGTTTTATGGCGATAACCACAAGTATCAAGACACAGCGGTTGAGAAAACCAAAAAGGCAACAAAGGACAAAGTCACCGAGTACGAAAAGCTGGACAAAAAGTTGAAGGAATTGACCGGTCGCCTGTCTGAACAATTGGCGTCTGAACATGCTTTGAGCGCAGCCGAGAAAATCGGTTCAGACATCAAGCAGCGTTTGACCGCAGCTGAGCAGGCGCGAATCAAACCGATATTGGAATTGGCAATCGCCAAGGAACGCCAACTGGCTGCTGAAAAGGTTGAACAGGACGCCATGCAGCGCCAACTAGCTTCAATGGAAAAACTTGACCAGCAGAATCAAACGATCCGGGATGGCACAAAAGCGATGCGAGATCAAACAGCGGAAATCGGTTTGAGTGCGGAAGCATTATTGGCATTGAAGCAGGCGCGGATTGACGATGAAATAGCAGAGCACAAGCGACAGTTGCGGATTCTTGAATCCAGCGGTTTTGAAACTGACGCCACCAAAAAGATAAGGGAAACTATTGCTGCGCTGGAAGATCGCAAAGTCGCAATGGGTGAGCAATTTACCAAACAACAGGCGACCGATACCGCAAAGCAACAGACCGAGGAATGGAAGCGCGGGTGGGAAGAAACTGACAAACTGGCCCGCGAAACTTTCACCAACTGGGCTGAGGGTGGCGGCAACGCTGCTAAGAAGATCGGCGCTTCGTTGAAAAAAGCGTTGTTAAGCGCAATGTATGAAGCGACATTGAAACCGTTGGCGTTCAATATTTACAATTCCGCAACCAGTGCGCTCGGCATTCCGGGTGCCGGTGATTCGTCGTCCATCGGCGGGCTGCTGTCGACCGGATCAAGCCTGGCGAATATGGCCGGTGTCGGCGGATCAAGCCTGGCGAATCTGGCCAGTGTCGGCGTATCAAGCCTGGCGAATCTGGCCGGTGTCGGCGTATCGCTCGGCGGCAGTGCCGGGGGTGCCGCCGCGGCAACAGCCAGCGCACTCGGGCCG